CGAGAAATCTATTAGAAGCGTCGCCCTCTGCATAAGCGTCAATTACTCCTGGTACTTTTCTTGCCAAAGTTTCATAGTCAGATTTAGTTACAGCACGATCTCCTGTTTTTAAATACAATGGAGCATTTCTCTTTGCCGATTCAATAGACTCACTATCACTCCCGCCTTTGGCGGGTTCTGGATTAAACACACGCTTCATTCGAGATAAGGGTGATACTATACGAGTAATCATATTGCTCCCAACATTAGTATGTGCTCCACCCCCTACCCTGTAAGTAGCTTGAATGTTATTAATACCTTCAGGAGGTATTTGACCTTTTAAACCTGCTCCGAAGCGGATAAATGTATAGCCATCAGAATCTTTTTCGTGCCAATATCTTCTTCCATCCTCCGTAATTTGTACTAATCTATTAGTTACATCTGTCCATCGTATAAATCCACTTCCTTCATCCACGTATACGTTCAGAGAAGGTATAATAATATTTTGGTGCCTTAGTTTAAATACTTGATAAGGTTGTCCCGTGCTCGAACCAACAATCTCATTATGAACAGTTATCCCTTGGGTTACCTTTACTTTATAAATATATTCACCATTCTCCATTTCTAAGCCATTGTTACCCGCCGGAATGATTAAATCATCGTCCAATTCAAATATAATAGGCTCCTCTCTACCGGTAGGCCGAGTAGAAACAGGAAAACCTCTAGGGATAACCATTGCCTTATTTGGATCAGGTGTAATCTCAAAAACCACATAAGTAGATGCAGGAGTAGCCTCTTTTAATTCATAACCAATGAGTTTACAAAGATCAATTACGGATTTACGTTGTTCGGCAGTAGAAAGGTAAGACTCTTCCCAAATTCTATCCTGATAATATGAAATAATATCCAAACCATAAGCCAACATTTCAAGCAACACAATTCCAAAGTCTGAAGGCGAAAGATCAGTCCATTCAGGGATCTTTTTAGGAATAAGGCTAATAAGTTCAGCTCTAAATCCTTCATAGTCTTTAGCTAAGTATTTATTCATTATTTTCACCTCCTACCGGAATTGAAATAGATGTAGTTTTATACGTGCGCCTGTTTGTATATGTTACCTGGATGGTAACCGTGGATTTTTCTCTAATAATCTGTACATCTTTAACAATTATTTCTGGTTCCCACCTTGCCAATGCTTCTTTTATATAGTTGATAGCAATAGTATCATATGAGGGATTATTTCCTTGAAAGATAGTGTTTTTAATGGCGGAACCAAATTCGGGGTTCATTTCACGAGAATGAATAGAGGTTAAAAGGATCTGCATAATTGATTCTTTTGTGTGTGCATCATCATAATAATTAGATTCACTAATCGCTACTCCCCCTCTGCTATTAAAGCGAAAAGGAAACGAGATACCTCTACGAATCTCCATTTAATCACCGCCTTGGTTACAGCCCCTGTAAAATTTTCTTCAAGTCCTCAATTTTGCCGCTGATTTCCTCTAGTGATGTTCCAGTAACATATAACATAACACACCCTACCCAAGTAGAGGGGTTAATTTGCGGAGCGTCTGGGTCTAGTAAGGAGTTTTCAATTTCCTGGATGAAATTTACCTTTCCAACAACATCTTTAATTACAGTACAATGGAATCCGGTTTGACTAATAGAATCAGCAACATTTATTGTCGCATCTTTAGCTTGTTCTGCAATTACTTTAAGCTGATTAACAGCTGCTGTTAAAATGTTTAAATCATTAACCTTCTTACTAAAATCGTTGTAGGTATCTTCGGCGTGTTTCTTAGCTTTCGAAAGCATAGAATTAGGATTACTAGTATCTAAACTGGGAATTAACTCTCCTACTGTTAACTGTTTCCAAGGATCATACATAATATCTACCTCCTCTATTTAACCACAGGTTGCTTTACTAGAACCTTGTGTTATTGTTCCTACGTGAGACCCGTGTGTAGGGCAGGCAACTTCTACTAAATCACCCACCCTAGCTATTGGCTGACCGCCTCCGGCAATACTTACCGATCCAGCGTCTATACTTGCCGAAGACGCACTAATTGTTGCAGAGCCTCCTGCACTTACAGTAACGCTTCCTCCAGCCTCAACACCCACATTTCCGCCCGCTGAAACGGTGGCATCCCCTTCAGCTTCCACAACAACTTTATCTTTAGATACCACCTTAATTAAAGGTGCATTATCATCAATTAAGATCTGGTTTTCTCCGGCGGATAAAATATTTATCTTTTTATTTTCTACATCTAAATGGATAAGGTGTTCTTCTGCATCTGGGCCACCCTTAGCTCTTAAAGAGAGATTACCATTAGCTTCTGATACAATTTCTGTACCCGAAGCATGTCTAATCCTAATGTAAGGCGCTTTAGCTGAATCTCCCCGGGGCGTTTCTGAAGAAGAATTAAATTCTATATATAAATCTCCAGGAACCCAAACAAACCGTCGTTGATGAGTATAATCGTCATAACCTCCTACAGGCAGATTTTCAGGCTTCCACCAAAATCCTACCCACAGCGGTTTATTTGGGTCACCCTCCTCGAATTCAATCCAAACCCCATCTCCAGGCTCTGGCAGAAACTGTATTCCATATAAATCTCCTGCAAAGGGTGCACAAGGTAAAGCCCAATTACAATCATGTTCTCCTAAAACGCGGGGTATTCTTGCTTTTATTCTTCCTTTATATTCGGGGTCTTCAACATTGGTTACTATGCCCCGGTATTTTCCCCAATATCTTTTAATACCGCTACCTAATTGATTTACTAAAGGAAGTCCTGTTCTACTTAGCATAGTAATCCTCCTTTACATTACCATGACCCAGTAGCGCCATGCCCACGGAAACGTATCGGGATTAATAGTCTTTGCCCTACAACTAAATCCGCAGTTGAACTAATCCCATTAGCAGTTGCAATAAGGGTAAATCTCCGTCCATCCCCGTAATATTTTTCTGCAATCGACCATAAACTATCTCCTGCAACAACAGTATGATAGATAGGTTTACTTATATCAACCACCGGCGGAGGAGTATGTTCTACACTAGGTTGAACATCATCAGAAGGTTCAGGCGCATATTTTAGGTTGTTTCGTTTTACTTCAACCTTTTGTGCATACATTGTAGATGTAATATGGTGAACTACAGTAATTACGTTATATATTCCAGAAAAATTTTTACCCAACCCTAAAAGCTTTACCCCTAGCCGTGATTTAAGATGGGGATTAGGCGCTGTTATATCAAGTGTGCCTTCTAAAACATAGCTGGCTTCTTTTGCAATTTGATCAGCCTCACTCTGTACCGCGCTTTGTTGGGCCGATGGTTGTGGGGGTTGTTCTGGTTCAGAAATAGAAGGGGCTTCAATACCCTCCCAGTACGATCCCCTATGTTCATACTCTTGTATTGCTGCCATACTATCACCTCAACCGCCAAGTATCTGTGTCGTCCTTATAATATTCGGCAATTGGAGTTTCAGGACTCGCAACTCCTTTCTGATCCTCTTTAGTGTCAATATCAACATTTTCTACTTCAACATTAGTCTCTTCATCAGCCAAAACATACCTAAAGCTTGCTCGTTTTAAATTATATGGATATTCCCGCCAATGTAAATCAGTCTGTACTACCGGTTCTTCAAATAAGTGCCACCAAGTAATTTTACCGTTCTTAATTTTTAGCCCAATTTTATTTTCTTCAGCAATTCTCAGTAAGAATTTTAAGTCGCTTTCGTTAGCTTGTGATAATTCCTCATAAACCTTTTCAAGTTTGGGGGCATTAGGATCTATTTCTAATTTATAGCCTCCATTTTGAATTACTGTACTAACTAATTGATCGAAAGTCATCTCAGTGTAAGTTGCCTTTTTATCAAATTTATCTAATGCGAAGGACTCATCCATACAAGTTATGATTATTAATGGGACTCCATCTTCAGGAAACTCTACGTCAATAAGAGAAATATATCCATCTAACCAATCTACTACGTCATTTACCCACCCGCCGCGAATCTTTATCTTGGCCCCCTTAACAATAAGAGGATTGTCAATAAAGTAAAAACTGGGATCAGCAAGGTGGATGTATACCAAATCCGAACCACTTTCGTGATCTTCATACGTTATTTCTTGTACCAAATCATATAATTTATCTTCAACTTCTTTTCCGTTTATGTAAATCTCAAAGTACGGTGTAAGCAGCCCATGTTGATGTGGGGGATTATACGGCATTTAAACCACTCCTTAGTGTTTTGGGGGTGGGAATTCTAAGGATTGTTCCTGGTTTAATTTCCCACGGCGAAAAGAATTGGCTATTACAATCAAGAATAACCCACCAATAATTAGGATTATATAAATATTTATAAGCCAAAAAGTCAAGAGTGTCACCATTTACAACTTCATGATTTATATATTGAGCGTCACTAGGCGGAATAAATTTAGTTCTTCGGCTGAGCAAAGGTACCAGACCTTTATCCTTATCTACATGAGGAATAATAGATGATTGTGCATATCGTGAACCTAAATGTACTGCCATTTTATTCCCTCCCTTAAATATCGGGCAATGATTTAATAGAAATATCCAAGGTAGCTCTAATCGTACTAAGAGACGTTGGATCAAAACGATCCCTTTTAAGACGCATACTAGTAATTAATCCTTTTCGATAAAGAGTTCCATAAGCAATTATAACAGGTGGGGGAGGTTTAAACCTACCCGTCTGTTCTGGTTTAAACCTCTCCATGAATGTTAAAAATTCTTCGGTATATCCTGAATACATTCCAAGGTCATCAAGCTGGATAGTAAATGTAATAATATCTGCTTCTCCTCTGACATACTGAAACAAAGGGTGTGCTAAACCTGGAGAAGTTATTTCACTATAAAATACTGAAATTTCTTCATTAATTGGGGTTGGATTAAATTGAAATTCTTTTGATTCTTGTGTTATCATATCCATTATGACTGCTTTTACTGGTTTTAACGGCATTTATGTCACCCCTTTAAAGGTTTTGTACGTAAGTAATTTCTCATACTTTCAACTTCAATCTTTTTAATAAATTGCCGGAATAATTCTTCCGCTGCTACTCTAATGGTTGACGGATCTACAGAGGGCATATTAATTTGGATTGAGTTCTCTTCAAAAGTAACTATAAACGATCCCATGCCTGCATTACTGCTTTCGTTACCTGATAGTCCTAGTTGTTTTCCCGTTTCTTGATAAAGCTCAACAGCGCGATTACGATATTTATGTCCTAGTGGAATAATAACCTCTGGTCCGTCTTCTCCCGCGTGAGTAAGAATGTGTGAATTAATAAATCCACCACGAGCATGTTTTCCAAAACGAGATGCCATCCTATTCCACAACTCTACCGCACTAACACCAAAAATCCTTTCCCAAATATTTTTTGGTTCTGGTGAATACTGCCCTGCAAGAGGCTCGCCCATTATTGTACGTACCACCAAACTAAAAGTACTACTATTCTTGGGATCTGCTTTTTTACGGTATCGTTCTTCGAGAACCTTTGGGTCTGTTGGCACAATCATATTCCAGATGGCTTTAGGCAAAGCTTTAAAGGCTTCAATTATAATCTCAACCAGCGTTTTAGCAATTGCTGGTCCATGAGTAATTAAACCTGATATAATACTCTGTACGATTTCTGGACCTTTTGTTTTAACGTAGTTTAATACTTTTCCTAAATTATTTTTTATATTTTCAAGTATAGTTCCTTCACCTTGGGATAAAGTTCCTAATAACATAATGGCTAACATTCCCCACGGCCCAGCAAGGAAACTACCCATTTTACCAAGAAAACCACCCATTTTAAGTGCTCCTAGACCAACGCCTCCTCCCATAGGTTTACCAAAAGTCCAGTTGTAAAGTGCGTTTGGAATTCCCATAGCCAACCGGCCTACTCTAATTGTTGCTGCTGTTGCTGCAATACTACCAACAACTCTACCGATTACATTCCATATCTTAGAGGTATCTAAAAAAGCCCCAGGAACACCCAAACCGTCAGCAAGTTTCATAATTAGTTCAGTTATTTTTTTTAAGGGCGTAATTATAGTCATATTTAAAATTCTTCCAATAAACTTAGTACCCTCAATAAATCCGTCAAAGAAGGTTTTTATCCTAGTAATGATATTAAGTATTTGAGTAAAATCTTCTAATAAGTAGTTTCTACGAGCACTAACAGTCGTACCAAGTGACCCAACGTCAGTACCAGTTAATAGGGACATTAATTCTTTAGAGATTACGTATTTTCCGGTTTCTTTATAGCGCCTTAAACTATAACTTAAACCCTCAAATATGGTTTTAAATTTAATTATTTTACCTGTAAGATTATCCCATAAGCTTCCATTTAAAAGATTGGTTGTACGGTCTTTTAGTTCGGAACCGCTCACTTTACCGGCTTTAAAGGCTTTAATTTGCTCTCTTGCTCTATCAGCAGCATTACCAATCTGTCTAAAGGTGTTGGTTACTCCTGATCTGATTCCCATAAAATCGGCTACCCAGGCAAGACCCACTAATCCTATTAATCCAAGTATTTTCAATAAACTGAGGCTAATTCTACCCAAAGGTTTAAGGAAATTAGCAACTAAAACGCTCTTAACAGAAAGTGACCCTGATTTTACTAAGTGCATAAAATCTCGGAAAGATTTGGCGCTTGTAAAAGCCAATTGTAGTGCAATGTTTTGTAGTGAACCATACAAGGATACTAATTGACCGCCAGCAACCATAGCGGCTCCGCCCACACTAAAGAGTAAACCAGTAAGTCCTGCGCCAATCCCTAGTGTCTTTCCTAAAGCAGGGTAATTATCAATGATTTTGGTAATAACCGCCAATAATCCTTGAAAACTCTTCATTGCAGGAATTACAGCAGGGGCAATCAATTTGCCCATAGTCATTCTGAATGTTTCTCTAGTTCCTTCCATTACTTCTTGAACGCCCCAATAAGTGTTCATTAATCGTTCAAGATACTTTTCAGTATATCCTTCGGCATCTTTAATTGCGTCTCTTATTTGTAGTAATGTTTTTCCTTGTTGTTTTTCAAAATTCTCATATTGAACAATAAGAGACATAGAGGCGCGGTTAAATAGAGTCTGTAATTTAGACATTCTAGTTAAAGTATCGCCCCATAATTTTTGAGATCTTTTACTTATAGTATCTAAAATGGTTAGCGGATCAGATTCTTCTAAAAACTGTCTTGTTAAACCTAGTTGTTTAAAAATCTCCTCCCGCTCTCCCTTAGCATCAAACAGGTTAAGCAAAGAACCGCTAAATTGCGATAGAAGAAATCCAGCACGTCTAGGATTTAGTCCTGTTCGTGCGGCTGTCATTAAAGCCATAAACGTAGGTAAGTCTATATTTGGTCCAAGATTGGCGTATGCGCCACTAGAGCTTCGCCAAGCACGAGCAATTTCACCGATGTCAAGAGGACCAACAGTCATGGTTCTAATTAAAATATCAAGCAATCTTCCCGAATCTTCATGGGTTTGTTTAATCATAGAATCTAAAAGTTTCATTGATTCCGCCGCGTCTAATGCACCATTAGAAAAGAATGAAAGAAGGGATACGTGTCGAGCAAGCTCCTTACTTTGCTCGACATCATAACCCGTTTTTAATGCAACAAGAGCCGCTTGGGCAGTTTCTAAGTTACTAGTCGGCAACTCGACCCCTAATTTTGTTAAATGCCTTTCTAAAGCATTAAGTTCAGTAGTACTAGTAACCTGTCCCAAAAACGAAATCTCTGACATTGTTTTTTGGAATTCTGATGCTGCGGCAGTCCAACCACGTATCATCCTAGTAATGCTTTCACCGGTGCGTTTTAAAGTGATACCAGACATAGACATAGCAACACCGGCCATAATCATTGAAGTCATTTGGCGGATTTGAGTTCGAATGTTTGTTCGATAAGTTTCCATTTTACTAATCATTTCATAATATCTATCATTAAATAAGTTATGAAAATGCTTTTCAAAACGGTCTGCTCCTTGGGTTAAGTCTTTATTAATACCAGCAAATACCTTTTTAAAACCAGCAGAGATCTGTTTAGTTGCTTTATTAGTTGTTTTATCAAAACCCAGTAACTGTGAGGCAATAGAGCGAAGTGGGCCTGTAGCCTTATCAATAACTTCAATTATGATTCCATTCCTATGAATAATAGCTCCCATAGCTCTTAGCCCCCTCCTCCGAAGATTCTTCCCGTCTGTTTTCGTTCTTCTTCAATAGCAGACACCCAACGTTTTCGTTCTGACCTAGTTAACTTTCTAACATCTTCTCTACTCCATTTGTATCCGTAAAAAATCCTATGAAATTCGTACCAAAGTTCGCCTAAATCAATGATGCTTGACAACTCTTCAATGAATAAGGCACCCGTTAAATAAAATTTATTGGGTGTACTCCAGTTTCAAAGGAACGACCACATTGGACACAGTCTACATTCAAAATAAATCTGGGACCAAATACTACATCAGCTAAAGTTTTGATTAAATACTCCCTATCTTTGCTGCTTAATTTTCTAAATACTTGAGGATTTACTTTTACGTCGTCTAATTCTTGTACACATCTAGCAATTAAAGTAGTGTTGGCAATACCTTCATTTCTACGTGCAATGGGGTCGATAATCTCCTGATCTTTTCCATTAGGTAGACGCATAAATCCTTGGGTATGGATATTACCTTCTGCGTCCATGTAACCTTTCGGTAATTCAAATTCAATTTTAAACGGATCTGTGTTAAGAGGCAAAATCTCGATTTCATGAGTATAAAAATCCACTTTTAGTCGATCATTACAATTAGGACAGATAGAATCTATTGTCATTTCATCACCAAAAGAAAACTCTCTAATTTTTAATACTAAGTAGTCACGGTCTCCTAAGAAGAGTTTTCTCATAATATCGGCCCACTTGTTTTCACCTAGTTGTTCCCTTTCTAAAACCTGATCATTCTCTCCGATTAGCCTAATAACACACCCAGTCAAAAGAGTAGTAATTTTACGACCAACGTTATTTTTAATATCCGGCTTTCCTAATTCCTCCTCTTCCACACCGCTGATTTCCTTAATAACTGCTTTTTTAAATTGATTACCTTCTTTGTCAACGTAACCATAAAGCATTTCTACTTCCAGTTCGTCAGCCTTAATTTCAAGTCCCTTTTGATTTTCATTGAGTTGATTTTTTGACATAATATCGCTCCTCCTTCAATATGTGTTTTGTTTTATAAACCGGGTTGAGAGGCCCAACCCGGTTTATAATTTCATTATAGTCGCTGTACCGTATTGAAGTCCTCGTATTGAATTTCGATAGACTCAATAGCTACTTCACTAGAAGCAGCGTCATACTCAGGTGCAGTAAATTTAGATACCCACGCTTCCTCGACGACATGGGTTCTTTGAGTAATCCCACGATAGTCTAATTCCTCAATAACAATGGTAGACCGTAAACCACGGGCGGAGTTAAGGAACTGTTCCACTAATTCAAAAGGTTTAGTAGCAGATTCAGAAAGACTTGCTACACCACGCTCACAAGTAATAACCCCAGTCCGAAGTTTACCAGGGAGTTTATGTGTGCCTTCATATCCACCCTCAGCATATTCAGCAACCTCATACTCTTTTTCAAGGCCGGATACCCGACTAAATCCGAAATACATTGGTTGACCGTCGCCCGGTGCAATGGATACTCTAAATCTAAATCTTTGTAAGGGGTCGTATGCTCTAGATCTAGCCATTAGTTAACACCTCCTTATAACTCTTGAGCGGAGCTGCCGCCTTCCCACTGGCCGACTTCGATGATTACGAACTCTCCAGGTTCAGCGATAGCTACACCAACCTGCATTTTTACCTGTCCGAGTCGCACAATTTCAGGAGTATTCAATTCTCCGTCACATTTAACGAAGAAAGACTCTTCAGGAGTGCTACCTTTAAACCCTTCTCGGTTGTTGTTATACTCGGACAATAGGAAGGACCTAATAACTGTCGTAATTCTATTCCATAGGCGCTCATTATTAGGTTCATAAACAACCCACCGCATATTATTCTTCAAGGATTTCTTAATATAGTTCAAACCTCTCCGAACGTTAATATAGGTGTTATCTAACATTCTTGCACCCCAAGTAACAATACCCTCATTTTTAAAGGAACGAATCACATTAATACCAATCGGGTTCATGGTTTCTTGTTCAGCGTCAGTTACATGGTATTTAACATCCAGTACACCAAATAACCGCCCGTCGATAATACCAGCAGGAGCTTTATAAACAGACCTATTACTATCCGTCCGTGCC